CTTCGTTTATCTGGAGGCGATGGCCTCGGTTAAGGTGATCGGCATCAATAAGAGCGGATACTGCGTATTAGACCACCAGAAAATCCCCATGGTGGGATCGATTGTGATCAAAGGCATCCTGGGCGAAATGCGAAGCAAGGCCGGGATGCCACCTAAGCAAAGAGCGCCTTACCGAACTAAGAAGCGCATGGCTCAACACCCACAGCAAGCACTGTAAGACCAGCCAACCGGGGGCATTCTATGGATCAGGAACAGCGGGAACGAAAACTACGCCAGGAGATACACGGCCTCAGGGTCAAAAAGTTCCACTGGCCGCTTGATGCCTTCAGGTTCATCATCAAGGGCCTCGGTTATGGTGAATCGCTGAGGGCTTTGCCGGAGGACCGCTTAACTGAGTTGAAGGCTCTCCTGCTCAAGTATCGCAAGCATGGCAGACCCCAAGTCTTTACTTTCGACCGCCAGGGCATGTATATGTTCTATCTCATGAAAACTGCGGCTTGGACCGAGTCTCAACTGCGGGCATTCATGCTGAAACACTTTTCCAAAAGCCACTGGAACCTACTCGACAGGAAGGAGCGCAGAGCTGTGATCGCCATGCTGCAGAACTATATCAAACAGAATGAAAAGAAAGCCAAATATACAGACAACAAGGAGGCATCCAATGGACACACCCAAGACCCCCAAGGCTAAAAAGCCCGTACCCACCCGTATTGACGCTAACGGCCAGAGCATTCCGGTCTCGATCATCAGACCTGAGATCCTCAAGCAGGACGCCATCGTAAGCAAGACCATCAACCGGGCCATCAAGCTGCATCAGCGTATGGTAGCTGACAAGAACAAGTTCTTTGAGGACGTGGAACTTTATCTCCAGCAGGTAGCCGAGAAGAACGGCCTGGAGTGGAAGGGCAATGCCGTCCTCAACAGCTTTGACGGCAAGTACCGGGTGGAGATCAGGTTCAAGGAACGCATCCAGTTCGGCATCGAACTTCAACTCGCCAAGCAGAAGATCGATGAGTGCCTGAAAGCCTGGTCCGCCGACTCCAACGTCAACCTCCGGGCCATCATCAGCGAAGCCTTCCAGGTCGACAAGAAAGGCGAGATCGCCAAGTACCGCATCCTGCGCCTGCGCCGTTACAACATCAAGGATAAGACCTGGAAGGAAGCGATGGAACTGATCGACCAGGCCATCCAGGTGGTAGCCACCAAGCAGTACATCAACTTCTATGAACGTGACGAGTCGGGCCAGTTCCGCCAGATCGTCCTCAACTTCCCTGCCCTGTGAGAAACAGTGGCAGCGTAACTCATCTCTATTTGATAAAAGCACAGGAGAATGAATAATGGCACCTATGAATACCAACACCGCAGAGGAACTGATGAATATCTTCAAAGATGAACGCAATTACCGCACCGATGAGATAGCCGAGATCCTCAGGGTCGACCGCTCCAGCGTCTACCGCTGGATACGTGACATCGGCGATCCTCTGCCGGCTTTCAGAACCAAAGAAAACGGACAGCTGCGCTGCTCCGGCAAAGACCTCAACCTCTATCTGCAGAAGCACAAGGTACGCCCCGAGTATGAGTAACAGCCATGAGTTCCGCATCAAGCGGGACAACTGCAGGGAAGCCTATCTGAACGGCAAGACCGATCCCACTGAGTTGGCGCTGATCTTCGGAGTTTCCGGCATCACCGTCCGTAAGTGGATCAAGTCCGGCAAATGGGACGAGCAGTTCAAGGAAGAGCGCAAGCTCGACCATGAGATCAACTTGGCCCGCAAGAAGGCACTCATCCAGGCACTGCGTGAATATGCCAAGAACCCGGCGGACACCGCTCTGCAGAGCCTCGTCAGCCTGATCAGGCAGAACCAGAAGGACGCTGAGCCTTCCAAAGAATTGAACGACTATATCGTCCGCTTCCTGGATCAGGTGACCGACTTCATGATCGAGAAGGGCTATGAGACTATGCTTAAACAGTTTCAGAGTATCGTGCTCGATCTTGCCGAGTACTTACGAGTCAGAAATGGATAGACACATGGTTACCTCCAAACACACCAGCCTACCTACCCTCCAACGAGTGGAGCTATTCCCTCCGGCTCCACGACATCCTGCCTGCCTGACAGCGGAGCCGATCCCCACGGTTCCGCTGATCCTTCCGGAAACTCGGGGTCCCCGACCAACGGCTTGCCGGGGGTTGGGGTGATACCCGGTTATGCCTAAGAAGTTCATTCAGCGGCATAACAAGGCTCTGACGGAGATCGCATCCAAGACGATCTCCGTCTTGCCTTTTATAGACGATAATCCTGAAGCCAAGACTGAGAGGATCAGGCGTACCACCGGATCAGGATGGGATGCCTTCTCGTTCTTCTGCCATACCTATTTCCCGCATATCTTCCCACTACCCTTTTGCCCAGCGCATGAGACCATGTTCGATGAGACTGACAAGGGCTCAGGCATCATTGCCATCACCGGATTTCGTGGGCTGGGCAAAACGGTACTCATGGGAGTGGTCTATCCCATCTGGATGATCATCCAGGGTGAACGCTACGTGATCCATACAGCCGCAGACATAGATCTGGCTCAGGAACGCACTGCCTTTACCTTGCATGAGCTGCGGAACAACAAGCGGCTCACGATGGACTATCCGGAGCTGCAGCCCGTGGATGCCTTTGATCTCGACTTCTATCTCAAGAACAAGGCGAGGATCAGAGCCAGAAGTATCAAGCAGTCTCACAGGGGAACCATCAATCCCAAGACTGCCAAACGGCCCGGACTGATCGTCTGTGACGATATCGACAAAGAAGAAAACATGGGCAACCAGTCCATCGGCAAGAGACGCATGGAGAAGATCACCCAGGAGCTTGCCGGAGCTCTCTCACCGGAGGGAAATGGCAGGATCGTCTGGCTCGGTAACCTGGTGCATCCCAACTATGCGATCTGCCAGTTTCAGGAGCTTATCTTGGGCGAAATACGGGCTGATAACCCTGATCTGGACACAAGGTCGGTTCTGAAAACGCACCAGAAAGCGATATTGCGCTTCTCTCTCGAAGATATGCATGGCAAGTCCATCTGGGAGGAGCAGTACCCCACTGCCACCCTGCCTAATCTGAGAGCCAAGTTTGGTCATACCGGATACCAGAGGGAGATGTTGGGGCAGCCAGTCATTGAAGGGAACATATTCAAGAACCACTGGTTCACCAGATACAAAACTCTGCCTGAGCCATCTCACATGAAGCGGGTCTGGCTCTATGCCGATCCCGCCTGGGGTGAGAAGGGCTGTTACAAGGCCATCATCTCCATAGGCTATGACGGCAACAGGTTCTATGTGATTCACGTCTGGATACGGCAGACCGAGAACACCAAGTTCTTCAGATACTACTATGATACCTATCAGGAACTTGATAGAACATATAGAGTCAAAGCCCGGGCAGCCTGTGAAACTACCTATGGTCAAGCTCGTATCCTGGCTGACTTCGACAGGTGGGCACAGGACAATCATCTGCCACCCATCAGTCACAGAATCAAGCGTATCGATAACAAGGACAACAAGAACCTCCGCATCGAAAGAACCGAGACCATCATCGAGACAGCAAAGATACTCTTTCCTGAAGGCCAAGATACTCCCACTCTCATCAGTCAGTTCCTCACCTATCCTGATGGCTACATCGATGGCTGTGATGCCCTGGCAGGCTGCTTGGAACGGTTCTCGGAATACGATATCGGCAGGAACAGAGTCAAGGTCAGGAGGTTCGCCTTCTGATGAACTACTACGATAAACTCATGCTTGAATACTACCGTGTCCTGAACAATGCCTGGAAGACCGAGATCAGGGATGCTGCCAGACTTGCCATCCAGATGCTGAGTGACATGCCACGAGCAGAGAAGATCAACCGGGACTCCATAGATAAGCTTATGGGCATCATCAACACCCAGTTGGGAGATGACTTCGCGGCCCTGGTCAATGAGCCCACCAAGGCGATAATAGACCGCTGTGTGCGCCTCGGACTGAGAGACACCCAAGTGCAAGCCCCAACCAAGACCAGCATTGGGCTCTGGGGTATAGAAGACCAGCATCTCTCATCCACCATCCAGAAGCAGCAGTTGTTCTGGATCGGGAATCACTTCGATGCAGACATCAGGCAGAACTTTGCCGATGTCCTCTCCAAAGCCATAGAACAAGGCTATACCAAAGAAATGCTTGCTGATACCCTCAAAGACCAGTTCAATGACCTGGCAAACCGCTCATCCCACTACTGGCAGGGACTGGCAGAGCATACCGCCCTGCGCATCAGGGAGTTCGGAAGGCTGCAAGGTTATAAGAAAGCCAAAGCCAGGTACTACAAGCTCGTGGTTATCCTGGATGACCGCACCAGTGATATCTGCCGGGCATTGGCAGCCCAGGATAAGGTCTATCCACTCAACGATGCCCTGGAAGTGATGGATAAGCTCATGGCTCTGGATACCAAGTCCAGTAGCCTGGATGATGCCAGAGATTACATCAAAGCCCTCGCACCCTGGATCAAGGATGACCAGATCGAATACGACTCAGAAATGAACCCGGTTGGTGTCTCCGGAGCGCATACACCTTTCCCACCGTTTCATTGGAAGTGCAGGACGACATCTGAGGTTTGGAATGTTTAGTTTCTGCTGTGAGTTTGTAAATCTGATACTATTTCATGAGTATCATCTTATGAGTTTGAGATATGCCATTCATCTCAACCCGCAC